CAGCAACGTATGGAAGGCGTAATAGAACAACAGAAAATGGTTCTTGAGCAGAATCAGCAAGATATCGAGCAGATGAAAGATATCAATACTAAGATATCTGAAATAGCCCAAACTGCTCAGCAAGAAGTTAATGATGTTCGTACTAAGTTTGCTCGATTCAATGGAATCGCAAAAAATAATCCAACAGAAGCAGAAATGAGAATCAATCGCGGTACACGAGATGCACTGCGCTGTAATGAAATTGTCACAGGTTCGCGCTTGACAGTAGATGAAATTAGTGGTAAGATACAGAACAATATATGTCCTGAACTCATAAAGACTAAGGCTCCAAGAAAGGAGATAGCGAAATGAGAATAGCTCTAGCCGCACTCTGTAGCCTTTTCTTGACAGGATGCAATGAAACAGTTAAGGTATTGGATAAACCTGTGCTCGTAGAACGAGCCGAACTTATCCTACCCACTACACCGCCAGCAGTTCAATTGGAAATGAAATGGACTGTTATCACACCAGAAAATTTCCTACAGAAAGTTAAAGAGCTAGAAGGTAAAGATGTAGTCTATTATGCCTTAACAGCTGAAGGCTATCAGAATCTTAGCCTGAATATCGCCGAGCTGCGTAAGTACATTCAGAATCAGAATGCCGTCATCGCAGCCTACAAAGAATATTACAAAAAACGAGTGAAATAAATCTTGACATCCTTCCTAGGACTTATTATAATGAACCTATGTCTACTATCACTGATCATAAATATGCGAACATGATTTCTCACAAACTTCTGCTGTTCAAGCGGAAGTCTGAGAGGGTCTATAATTTCCGTTGCCCGTTCTGCGGAGATTCTCAAAAGAACAAATTGAAAACCCGTGGCTATCTGTTCGAGAAATCGGGCGGACTAATATATAAGTGTCATAATTGCGATGTCGGTACTAATCTTGGTAAACTTATTGAGCTCGTTGATCCTGGTCTGGCCAAAGCGTACAGATTAGAATCATATAAAGATAAAGTCGAAGCTGGCAAAACAGACGACTTCATTATCCCAAAGGCCGAAGCTCCGCGTCTTAAAATAATTCTAGACGAAATGTTGCCTAGGCTTGATGAGCTTCCGGCAACACACCGTGCTGTCGAATATGCCAAAGGTCGCAAGATTCCCAAGGAAAGATGGAACGACCTTTACTACGCACGCGACATGAAGGTGCTAGAAAAACTCAATCCTGCATATGAAGGACGTATCGTTTCTGACGAGCGTCTGGTGATACCATTTCGTCGTGAAGATGGTTTGCTTACTGGCGTCAGTGGTCGCGCTATGGGTAATTCGTCATTACGATATGTAACTATTCGTATCACTGATGATCCGTTGATTTATGGTTTAGATCGTTTGTCTCGCGGGAAAACTATATATGTTGTAGAAGGTCCTATCGATAGTATGTTCCTTGATAACGCAATTGCAGCAGGCGGAACAGACTTCGCGCGAGCCCTATATAATGTTGCTGGTGAAGAAGTCGTGTTAATTTTTGATAATCAACCAAGAAATAAGCAAGTCGTAAAACGTGTAGAATCTTTTGTGTCGCGTGGTCACGGAATGGTTATCTGGAATTCGTCTTGGACATATAAAGATATTAATGATGCTATTATGTCAGGTCTCAACAGTTCGCAAGTTGAGTATCTGCTAAATAAATCCACGTTTAAGGGTCTAGCTCTTAAGCTTGCAATCCGAGACTGGAAAAAGTGCTGACGCATGACGCAATGTCTGCGAACGATAAAGAACATCTAAAATAAGAAACGGAGTAACCATGTCGAATTCTCTACCAACCCTTTACCAAGAATTTATTCACTTATCAAGATATTCAAGATTTCTATGGAGCGAGGGTCGTAGGGAAAGTTGGCAAGAAACTATAGGTCGTTTCTTTGATTTCTTCGAAGGTCATTTGAAAGAAAATCATAGCTATGATATTTCTGGATTGCGCAGAGAACTTGAAGATGCAGTTCTTTCACAGAAAGTGATGCCTTCGATGCGTTGTGTCATGACTGCCGGTGAAGCGCTCAAGCGCGAAAACATCGCAGCTTATAACTGCTCGTATGTTGCCGTCAATAGTCCACGTTCATTCAATGAGATTCTATATATCCTCATGAACGGAACAGGCGTTGGTTTCTCTGTCGAGTCAAAGGACGTAGAGCAACTTCCTATTGTATCGGAAGATTTTCATAAGTCCGACACGACTATTGTTGTGGCAGATTCTAAGCTTGGTTGGGCTAAATCGCTTAAAGAATTGATTGGAATGCTTTATGTTGGGCAGATTCCGCGTTGGGATTTGAGTAAGATTCGTCCGGCTGGCGCTCCTCTTAAGACTTTTGGTGGTCGCGCATCAGGACCAGAACCTCTTGATGCGCTATTTAAGTTCTGTATTGAAGTATTCAAGAAAGCTGCTGGTCGTCGTCTTAACACATTGGAATGTCATGACATCGTTTGTAAAATCGCTGATATCGTTGTTGTCGGCGGTGTACGCCGCTCTGCTCTTATTTCTCTATCTGACCTATCTGATGATCGTATGCGTGTTGCCAAGTCTGGTCAGTGGTGGATGGACCAATCGCAAAGGGCGTTAGCTAATAACTCTGCGGTCTATAAAGAAAAGCCGGATATCGGTTTGTTCATGGAAGAGTGGAAATCACTCTATGAGTCTAAGTCTGGTGAGCGTGGTATTTTCAATCGCGCGAGCGCGAAAACCACTGTTATTAAGCATGGTCGTCGTGATCCTAACTACGAATTTGGTACGAATCCTTGCTCCGAGATTATCCTACGCGATAAGGAATTCTGTAATCTAACAGAAGTGGTTGTTCGTGAAACGGACTCCATGGAAACGCTCAAGGAAAAGGTCTACTTCGCTACTATCCTAGGCACTTGGCAATCGACTCTAACCAACTTTAAGTATCTATCATCATCATGGAAACGCAACTGCGAAGAAGAACGTTTGCTTGGTGTATCTATGACAGGAATTATGGACAATGAACTCACAAATGGAAAGCTTCCAGGACTTGAAGGTCGCTTGGCAGAGCTTCGTGAAATTGCAGTCGCCACGAATGCAAAGTTTGCTAAGGAATTGGGCATTCCGCAATCTGTTGCTATTACCTGTGTTAAGCCTTCTGGCACTGTTTCTCAGCTTTGTGATTCTGCTAGTGGTATTCATGCTCGTCACAATCCTTATTATATTCGTACCGTTCGAGCTGATAAGAAAGATCCACTGGCTGCTCTCATGATCGACGCTGGTGTTCCAGTTGAAGATTGTGCGATGCGTCCGAATAATGTGTATGTGTTCTCGTTTCCAATGAAAGCTCCTGAGAATGCAGTGTTCCGTACAGATATGTCTGCTATCGAGCAACTGGAACTCTGGGTCACTTATCAGGATCACTGGTGTGAGCATAAGCCATCCGTCACTATTTCTGTAAAGGAACATGAGTGGCTCGACGTTGGTGCGTGGGTTTATAAGCACTTCGACAAGATGTCTGGTGTTTCATTCCTTCCGTTCTCCGATCACGTATACGCGCAAGCGCCGTATCAAGATTGCACCAAGGAAGAATACGAAGCGTTCGCTGCTAAGATGCCTAATTCAATCGACTGGAATAAACTGCGAGATTATGAAAAGACTGACACTACCACTGGAGCACAAGAATTGGCTTGTGTGGCTGGTGGGTGTGAGATCTAATCATGGCAGAGAAAGAAATTTCCTGCCCCTGTGGTGAATGTGAATACACAGTAGTTTACGAAAAGCGCGGAAAGAAACTGGAGCCAGTCTACTGTCCTTTCTGCGGAGCCGATGCCGAAGAAGATCCTATCGAAGAACTAGAGGAAGAGGAGGATTAAATTATGAAACAGTGGTTATATTATAGTTGGGTGACGTTTAAACAATGGGTTCTCTTTACTTCGTGGAGAATATCCCATAGTGAAGAGGACCGAGTAGAACTAGTTAAGCTCTATAAAGAAAGACGTTTTAGAAAAGTATCTATGGACGCATATGTTAAACTTCTCAATAATGTGAGCAAAGAAGAGACTGCTCGTCTTGAAGGTATGAATTGGTATGTCGGTGACTTGAAAGCCGATAGATTTGAAATTGTAGAAAAGTATTACGAAGACAAAAAAGAAAAATGATTACAAGGATTATCTATGAATTCTTATAGAACAGTATTCATTTCAGATATTCATCTTGGAACAAGAATGAGTCAAGCGGATAAACTGCTTGACTTCATGAAAACATTTCAGTGTGAAAAGTTATATCTCGTTGGTGATATTGTTGATTGCTGGTCTATGTCAAGAAAAATGATATGGACCCAGTCCCATAACGATGTAATTCAGAAATTACTTCGTAGAGCCAGAAAAGGTACAGAGATAGTTTATATCCCTGGTAATCATGATGACGTTATGCGTAATTATTGCGACAATGAATTTGGTCCTGTTATTATGGTCAAAGATTGTGTGCATGTAGGTCTTGATGGTAAGATCTATTATGTGACTCATGGTGATCAGTTTGATGTTGTAATTAGAAACGCTAAATGGCTTGCGCACTTTGGCAGCTGGGCCTATGATCTCAGTATCAGCATCAGTCTGCTGATAAATAGGGTCAGAACAGTATTTCGTTTGCCTTATTGGTCATTATCTTCATATCTTAAAAATAGAGTCAAAGAGTCGGTCAACTTTATTGGCAACTACGAAGAGACTTTATCAAAGTATGTGAAAGGTAAGAAGCTAGATGGTATTATTTGCGGTCATATACACCATGCTAATATTCGTGATATTGGCGGCATTAGATATATGAACTGCGGTGATTGGGTAGAGTCATGTACGGCATTGGTAGAAAATTATAACGGTACATTTGAAATCGTGAAGTGGAAATGATATGCAATCACCGAGAGAACGCTATAACGAAATCCTTGAGAAGTATGAATCTATTCGTGCGAATCTTCATATCATTGAGAATGATAAATTAGATGAAGCAGTTGCTCTAATCGAAAAGTATGAATTGATTATGAAGCAGCTCGAAGACCTCTACGGCGAAGAGCTTATGTAACAACTATATAAGTTCATGACATATGAAAATGCGTGGACTTTCAACGGTAAGGAATTTGACAGTGAGAATATCGGGGATGCGTATGGCTTCGTATATCTTATCACCACACCAGAAGGTCAAAAGTACATCGGCAGAAAGTACTTCTGGTCTATCAGAAAAGTTAAGGGTAAATCGCGTCGTCAACGAACCGAATCCGACTGGAAAACATACTACGGATCTAGTGACGTACTCAAAGCCAAAATCAAAGAATCAGATAAAAAACTCTTTCGACGTGAAATAATATCTTTACACAGCACCAAAGGTCGTGTAAACTATGAGGAAGTGAAAGAGCAATTCGCTCATGCAGTATTAGAACGGGATGATTATATAAATGACAATATTAACGGTAAGTGGCACAGAGGCCCAGAACACATCACAAGCAAATCAAGATTCTCTTCCATCGCATCTGGGAGGTCATCTCAACAAGACTCATAATGATCGCGGGACGCTTATGTATCTTACTGAAAAGTATGACATCAAGTCGTTCCTAGATATTGGTTGTGGTCCTGGAGGTATGGTTCAGCTTGCGGCTTGGCGTGGTCTTGATGCAATGGGTATCGACGGTGACTGGGAAGTTCGCAAAGAACCAGAAGCGAAGGTCGTTATCCACGACTACACGACAGGACCTGCTCCGCTCGAGCATGCTTCGCTTCGTACTGCGTTTGATTTGGGTTGGAGTGTCGAGTTCTTAGAACATGTTGACGAGCAGTATCTTGATAATTATATGCAAGATTTTGCTCGCTGTAAGTATGTTGTTTGCACTGCTGCTGGTCCAGGCGCTCCTGGTCATCATCATGTGAACTGTCAACCTGCCGAATATTGGCACGCAGTGTTTGATAAGTATGGTTTCGACTACGATGATGAAACGACTCAGATGATTCGTACACAAAAGTCGAATATGCAAAAGCCGTTCATGCAGCGCACAGGAATGTTTTTCGTTAGGAGATCGTGATGATTGAACCGATTCGTATTTTCGTAGGCACTTCATCTAACAACGAAGATGCTGAAGCCGAGATGGTTTTGGAATATACTCTGAAAAAGAATACCACGCATCCTATTGAAATCACATGGATGCGTCAGACACGAGACGAAACTTCTATTTGGGGTGGATGGGAAACAGATCGTTGGTCTACGCCATTCAGTGGATTCCGTTGGGCTATTCCGGAGGCGTGTGGATTTAATGGACGTGCTATATACATGGATGTGGATCAGCTTAATCTTCGTGATATTGCTGATCTTTATGCAACAGATCTTAGAGGTCGTGCTATGGCTGCTCGGCGCGGCGCTCGTTTTGGTGGTCATGAGTTTTGTGTTATTGTTATGGATTGTGAGCGCCTTGGTGACTTTCTTATGCCTGTTGCTCGTATGAAACCTAATCGCGACGCGCATCATCGTTATATCAATATGTTTTCTGGCACAGATCAGGTGTTTGATTTAGACCCGAAGTGGAATTGTCACGATGGTGACAACTTAGCTCTTGACGATATCTGGCACTTACACTATACTAAAATGAGTACGCAACCTTGGAAACCTAAGTGGTTCACCGGCAAGGTTGAAGAGCATCCCCGTCAAGATCTAGTCAAGCTATGGCACGATATGCGAGCCGAAGCAGTTCTTAATGGATGTGCTCCTGTATTGAATAATGACACATATGGCGACTATAATATCATAGGAAGATAAGATGGCTTTTCGTGAAGATATGGGAGGTGCTATGGAAATATTCAACCATATGTACTTCCTCAAGAAAGAAATTGCATATCTCAAGCGATATGCTGAAGTAAATGGTCCGCATGATATGGGACACATTAATACGACTATTGGCGTTCTTGAAGATCGTTTTGCTGAATGCAAAAAGTTTTCTGATGAATTCATGGAAACTGCACGTCCACTTCTTGATGGGATCACGCTATGAAACTGTTCGCTTCATGTGATTCTGTTTATCTTCGCGCGCATGCTCCCGCGCTCGTGGCTTCAGCTGCGTGCGCAGATAACTCTATTCATATCAACGTATGCAATGCAGGTGATGGTGATCGCGACATACTCGATGACTTGAGTTCACGCTATCATAAAATTGCTGGTTGGCCGCAAAGCGAATTCACTTGGAGTATGAGCACTCCATTCGCAAAGGCTAAAACTGCTGAGGAAGCTCGTACTGTTTTTGCTTGTGATAGATTCATCAGCGCATCTATGCTCATGGAAAGTCATAAAGAGGATTTCCTTATCATTGATACTGATTGTTTGATTATGAAACATATCTATGATATTGACGATGATCAGTTAGGATTGTTTCTACGCGAACCGTTGCCTGGCACACAAGGATGGGAAAATGCTGGGAGTCGAGTTGCTGCTGGCGTCGTATTTGTTAAGCAAGAAGCTGTTCCTTTTCTCGAAAAGATTGCAGCTCGTATCAAAGAAGGTCCGCTTGCGTGGTTTCTAGATCAGGTAGCTATCAATGAAGTTTATCAGGAATATATGGGTGACTATCGCTTTAAGTATTTCGACTCACAGTTTATGGATTGGGAGTTCGTGGAAGGAACTACGATCTGGACTGGTAAGGGACCGCGGAAGTATGAAAACGAAACATACCTCGCAAAGAAAGCATACTTTGATAGGATGATGCGATGAGTAAAGTAACAATTCTATTCCCAAGACTTGACGTCATGTTCAAGGAAGGACCAGTTCCCGAAGCTCGTGGTCCTATTGCGCCGATTCGTGTTCATTGGCAA